CTGTTTCCTTTGTGCTGAGAGTTAATGCTGCGTGTAACACTAATGATACACCAACAACCCATATAGCCTGTCTTAAGGTAGGACCCGACAGGGTGATGAGGACTAAGCCTGTGCCTGCGTATGTCCATGCGTTGTCTTTGAGTAAGTCAGTGAGGCGTTTCATTTCCGTTTTATCTTACTACCTGCTGCCGTGAGGGTTGTCCCTGCTGCGATGGCGATAAGGGTTCGTCGTTCTCCGACAGGAACTTTGGAACCTGTTGGCACATAGTTATCAAATCCGCCAAAAATGTTGATGGTTTTTTCGAAGGCTTTACGGACTTTGGTTGGGGCTGCTTGGACTGCGGCTGTGAGTTCGGCTATCTGTGTTGCGTCTAGTTGTGCGACTTCGATGGTGGCAAAGATTTCTGTGGCTTGTTCTTCGGTGATGACAGCCAACACTTCGGGGTTGGTGGCTAGGGCTGTGGCTTGGTCTGGTGTTACTGCGGTGGCAAGGATTTGGGTTATTAGTGCTACTGCTTCTTCGGGGGCTAGGTCTGCGATGGTGTCCACAACGGCGGTGAACTGTTCTTCTGTGAGGGGAACCTGACTGTCGCCAGCGTCTAGGAGGGCTTGTACGACTTCGGGTGGTAATTCTGCGATTACGGCTGGTGGGAGCGTTACAGGGGGTTGTGGTGCGTCTGGCAGGGTGTCTGGTGGCAGAGGCATAGTGTCAGGTGGTTCAGGCATGGTGTCTGGAGGCAGAGGCATTGTGTCCACAACGTCAATAATTGTGTCTACAATTTCGGGTGGGAGTTCTAAAGTATCTGGCGGGAAACTTTCAATCTCAGGTGGCAAAGGGATTGTGTCCACAACTTCCAAGATTGGGTCTGGTACAACGTCGGGACTAGGCTGGGGAAATGGGTTTGTTTCAATCTCTGGTGGAGGGGGGACTGTCTCTGGTGTGGCTGGTTCGGTTGTTTGTGGTAGGGGAACCGTTGCTGGCGGTTCTGGCATTGTTGTCTCTGGTGGGAGTGTGGAAGTTGTTTCAGGTATCGTAGTTGTACTAGTCGAGGAGGTTGTCGATGTTCCATTGGGTACTTGTGGCAGGGTGGTTGTTGTCGGTGGGGGTTCTGTCGTTGACGTTGTTGTTGTTGATACTTGTGTTGTGGGCAGATTTGAAGTCGTAGTTATTTGAAGTGTCGTAGTAGTTGAGGGGTTTGTCACAGGCACAGTCGTAGAGGGTGCAGTAGTAGTAGTGGTCGTGGTCGTTGTCGTGGATGTTGTTGTAGATGCCCATGATGTTGTTGTCTCCTGAACCGTAGTTGTAGTGGATGGCAAGGTTGTGGTGGGTGGAACTGTAGTGGTTGTTGGATTAGCGGTAGTAGTAAACGCCGAGTCGGGAACAATCTCAAACCCTTGACCGTTAATGTTCCAAGCCAACATTATGCACGTTGACCCGCCGTTTTCGTACACCCACAAGTCAAGTGGCTGGCTGCCTGCACTAATGTCTATCTGACCTGAAGGCATCCAAGTGCAACCTTGGTCGCCCCAGTTTCCCCACTCGTTGCCGCCGACGTCAATGATGCCACCGTCATCTGATGCCAACCAAAACTCTATGGTGTTGTGTTCTGGTATCTCGATAAAGCCTGTCATGTGAACCATAAACAGGTCAACGGTGCAGTTTTCAAACGGTTCACCATCATACGAACGGTTGATGTTGTTTTCCACTTCACTACCGCAAACGGTATAGATGTGTTCTGACCGTGTTGGAGGTACAGAGTCAATCGTGTAGTAGGTGGTTTGTAGTCCTGCTATCGGTTCAGCGTTAGCGGAAGGCGCAAACAACGCCAAGATTGCTACAGGCGCAAATATCAGCCAACGAGTATTACGCACATCAGGCTTCAGGCTTCCATTCGGTAGCCGTGTTACCTTCATCAACCCATGTTAGGTATTTCTGGTAGTCAGAGTTAGCAGGGTCTAGCGGAATTGTTGAAACAGTACCGTCATTGTTTGACCGATAAATTATGATACCAAACATAAGATGATTTTCAATTTGATACATTAAAACTCCGAACTTAATACAAGACAGGCTACCACCAAAGCATTATGAGTGCCGTTTTGATAAACACCAAGACCGTTGTCTTTTGTAACTGAAATACCAGAAAAAGTTATGAATGAACCACCAGTACCAGACTCAAATGTTGTAGTAATTGTTGGATAAGTTCGCATTATTACTGGTAAATCAACGGTTTGATATGCATTGGTACCACCTGGAACAACACAATTTTTTATTTGATAATACCGTTGGCATTTAGCCAATGTTGTGCCGATGTCCTCAGACTCAAATGGTGTAGCAACAGAACCAGCCTCAAGTTGAACACCAGTAATCTCAAAATAGTCGTTCGTGCCAGCAGTACCAGTTGGGGTCATATAAAAAGTTGGAGCAACTTCTGTAATTGTTGCACCTATAGCGACTGTTTGCGAATAACGAGCCCAAGTAGTAGTAATTGCTTGAGTCGTGTTGATTGGAATTGTTTGCCCTGTATAACCACCACTGTATGGGTTTTGGTCTGTGCCAGTACCAGCAAATAATTGAACACCAAGCAAAGATGATGTTGGTGAATAGTTAGCACCTGCTCTAGCATAAAAAGATAAAGTAACAGTTTTGCCAACAAATGGAATTGTATTTACTGTTTCAAGTGCCTGATAAATACCATAAGCCGTTGTATTTGTTTGTCCAGAGTTGCGTTGAAAACGCATACAGTATTGAATAAAAGGCAGATTAGTTGTGTCGTTTGTAGATTGGCGTGAAATAGTAGAGGCGGAAGCCGCTGCACTTGTAGCCCAACGGTCTGATAAGTAAACATTTGCTGCTGATGTAGCGATTGAAGTTCCACGCTGCCAAGTGGACATATTGCCGTTGATAATGCCATTACGATTAGATGTCGGAACTGTTGAATCAATATTTCCTGTAGCAAAAAAGATTGCCGAACTAGCAGAAGTAAAATATAAAGTACCGCCAGCACTCGTAGGCACAATAAGCGAACCCGAAAAAGAAACAGTACAAGTACCAGCAGTCACCGTACAGTTACCTGCACCAACATTATGAATAGACAAAGTATCGCCAGCAGTGAACAAAGAAGTATTGACCGTAATCGTTGTAGCCGAAGCCGAGTTCATAACAACCCGTGTACCAGCATCAGCAGCAACCAGCGTGTAACTTGCTGTCTTGGTTGAAACAGTCGTATTGTACGGAGTACCCCACTTCACACCATTTGTTGACGCAGAATCAGCAATCAAACCAAAACCGTTGGTGCCAACAGCCAAACGATTCAACGCCGACCCAGTAGTAACCAACAAATCACCCTTAGTCGTCAGTGTTGCCGCAACAGCGTTGGCTTGGTCAGCGTCAGTAGCAGTAAAAACTGGGTAACAAGTAGCACCAGCAGCATGAGAAGCAGCAGTAGTACCATCCTGACCGCGAGTAATGCTCGATAACGAAGAACCTGTACGTGCTGCCACCAAAACTTTTTCTTCGGTGCTAAGACCTGGGTCGATAACCATAAAGAACGGACCTGAAGCAGTGGTAGTCCAGTTCGTTACATCGCCAGTGAGCAAAGCAGAAGTGTCACCAGACGTAATGGAGTTAGTCAGGGTGCAAGCAGGTGCCGCACCAGCGTAAGACCTTCTCGTTGCGTATGCCATTTCTGCTCCTAATCTTGTACTGAACGCATTGTAACAGTGCAGGTGCCTTCAAGGTCCCAGTTGGACTGGTATCCGTCAATCACCTGAAATTCTAAATCTTCCATAACTACCGAATATGTTTCATTATTTTCTTGGTAGTTTATCACACGCGGGTTAGTAACTAAATCCCGTAATGCTTGAAGTTCTGATTCAACATCAAAATAGTATTCGGTGTCATGGACACGCAAACGGTGGTGCATCAAAATAGGTACCCTGAATACTTGGCTTCGGGCTGGGGTGGCATATGCTCTTGCCATCCATCGGGTTAAGGTTGGTCCGACAAGGGCTGAGTAGCGTGTGAAGTCCAGTTTGAAACGTGCTTCAATGAACTTGGATTGTGGTCCTGTAGCCACCGATTCTGTAGCCAAAGCCAAATCGTGTGGTGTCATCGACTGGTATGTGCCAGAGTCCAGTGAGATTGATGGGGTGATTGTCCCGTAGAGAGGTGTGGAACGAATATCAAATTTGGCTACGAACTTGCGGTCTGGGATACCCCAACGGTAGGTTCCTGTAATCAGTTCTGCTGTAGTAACAATGTTCGCAGTGTCTTCAACATAGATACCATCACCTGATACTGAGAAGATGCGTTTGTTATCAAAGGTTGCTACAGCCAAAACGTTCGCTGTGGAAGTCAACATCAGGTCCGAGGCATGGGCTGGGGTGTTTGTAGAAATAAAAGTTGAAAGGTCTAAACGTCCTAAACCTGTAGAGGTGCCATCGTATTGTGACCAGTTAAACCAGACGTAGCGTTCATCAGCGGTGAAAGAAACCACGTCGCCAGTGGTTGGGATGAGTGCGCCTGCTACAAGGTTTGATGCAGAGTCTGTGGTTGCATATCGGACACCTTTGTTTGTTCCAATAAATATGCCGCCAAGGTATCCGTAAACAACTAAAGGTATTTCACCTGATGGAAGTTCCAATGCAACAACGGGTTGGTCCAGGACACCTGCTGAGGTAATAGTGATTTTATATACAGCACCACGGGTACCTGCATATCCCGCAGCATAAATAGCGTTTTGTCCTGAAGCGAAACTTACCCAGTTCCATGTGCTGATTGGATGGGCGTAGTCATCACCTGCGATGTTGCCTGCTGGGTCATAGTAAAGGTCTGGTGAGCCACCAGTTGAGTTACCAGAAACCATGAGGTGACCTTTAACAAAGTCAACATAATAAAGTTGATGACCGTAAGCGACATTGGATGCTACACCTGCTGCCGTATATTTCCACAACCCATAACTATTGGTTGTTCCAGCGTACGTTAAATAAATGTTTGTTCCATCAGTAGCCATGTCACGCGGTGTACCTGTTGGCAAACCTGTTGCAGCAGTCCATGTTGGTGATGTCGCATCAGGGTCTGTTGTGTACCTCAGTGTTGCGCCATCAAGCACATACACACGGGTATCGGTAGCAGCGATTAGCAAGTTAGTGTTCGCAGAGTTCAACGATTCTTTAACCGTGTTCAACAAAGTCACCTGACCCTTAATCCAAGGGTTTATACCCTTAGACGAAAAGAATCTATAATCCTGTGCTTCGGCAGTATCCGCATACTTTTGTCCTGCACCATAATGCCAAGACGTTTCACCTCTACGCCACAAACCTTGAGGGTTAATAGCAGCCTCACCAGGACTAGTTGACTGGTCAACAGAATCACGGACACGCGGCTCAAAACCTCTAGTGAACTGATTAGATTTCTGGTCAATGAGAAATGGTCTGCCGTTAATAGCAACAGGGAAAATGTCTGGTACTAAAGAAGTGCTAGTTGCCCCACCAAAGAAACGTGGCGGCGGTTTAAAGAACGAATCGGTGAAACGCAAAAGATTATCTGCCACCGTTTAATCCTTCGATAGAAAAGTTGGGTACGCCCTCGAAAGTCTTGATGCCTCTGCCTGAATACGGTCACGACGTAAACGTTGCAACTGGCTGAAACTGTTTCCTACAGCACCAACAGCAACTTCGTCTGAACGTCGTGTGTCACCTTGTGATTCGGTGAAGTTGCGTTTCACTTCGCGTGGTGACATCAAACGTATCTGTGTACCCAAAGCCAAAATGTCTGTAACAGAATCCTGTACACCACCAGTGCTATTGACATCAACTGATTCTGTAGATGGTTTTACATAGGCTGCTTTATAAACAATACGAAGCCTGCCAGGGAATACTCCTTGGTCAAAACGTAAAGCAAATCCTGAAGCAAAGTCATCTGTTGGCAGGTCGCGGATGAGACGAACCTTGCGGGCTATCGGATAATCGGTTGTCATATATCTAACCGACACTGTAAGCAAGTCGATAATGTTTGTAATGCCTGTCAAGTTAATCATCACATCTGAACCGTTGTAATCAATGTCGGCAGTTTTTATTTGAAATAACCCATTCATCGGGGAAGACAAATCGGTTACCTCGTCAGCAAGTGCTTCTAAACATTGTGCTCTAGGAAACCTTGGATTGATGGTGATGATTGCACCAGCAGTATGTGCTGCGGCAGTTGTCCCGTTATAACCACGCTCAACTGTTAAAGTTTTTGTTCCAGTATCAGCACCCCAAATGTAGAACAGTTCTGAATCTATTTCGAATACTTGACCGACACGCAAACCATCCAATGAGTACGCAACAGTGACAGTTATGTCAGCACTAGTAATAGTGGAAACAAGTTTGTTGCGAGCCTCCACCGTACCAGACAGTAGTTGCCGCAACGTCCTATCAATGACGGTCGCTGCTGTGGTCATCTATTTCTTTTTCTTAGCCTTTGCTTTTGGCTTGCCGTATTCCATCATCTTTTCTTTTTTTGGCTCACCTTTTTCGTGCTTTTTCATAGCACCTTTGGAGGCATACTTTTCTGATTTCATGCTCATGGTAGGTCCTTTCGGTGGGATAACTTTACCAGATTACTTATGGGTAATAGGACCGCCAGCAACCCACGCATCACAAGTGCGGTCACCAGCGCATTTAAAGTCAAAGATTTCACAGAAACCAAGGTTTGCTGTTTCGATAACTTGCTTTGACATGTTCCCAGGTTCATCCCCTAAACCGTTAACAATACAGGATTTCATTTGAGGGGTCTGGATAAAGGCAGCACAGTTCTTGCAACGTGCAGTTTTAGCCACATCGGAAGTGGTCTTAAATATGGCAGCCTTCTTCTTCCAAAACTGGTCGTTCGGTAAAGCAGGATTCATTGGACCATAGTTGGCTTTATCTATGGCAGTTTGACGATTACGGATATTAACCGTGATGTCTTGTGTCGCTGGAGGGCAGCCGTTAATCAGTTTTTCTGATGCCATTACTTTTTCTTTTTAGTTTTTCCAGCCTCAGATAAAGCAATAGCAATAGCCTGCTTACGGCTAGTAACTACTGGACCTTTCTTCGAACCAGTGTGCAAGGTCCCAGCCTTGTATTCGTGCATAACTTTCTGCGTTTTTTTCATGGCTTTAGATGGCTTTTTCATGCTGTCTCCAATAGGTATCCTGAGTCACGCAAAGTATCGCGTACATTCAACACTACAGTATACGTTTCTCCTGGAATCATCTTTACAGTATGACCGCCAATGGTTGCTTGAACACGGCGTGATACCTGTATTTCGCAGGTGGGTTCTAATGGCATCCAGTCAAATGGTATCTGTTTTGTGGATGGTTTAATGATTTGTAGTATCTGGTCGGCGGCTGTGTCCCAGTTGAACGCTGCTGTTTGTGGGGCTGTCAGGTTTGCCTGACGACGATACTTGTCACGGTTGTTGTATAAGTCTTTGATGGCTTCAGCGAGTGCTTCAGGGTCGGGTTCATCCCAATCACCCATGTTCTGCCAAACACCTTTAGCGGTTGGAACACTGGTGGTGGGTATGCGGTGGGTGGCAAGGTTGGAGAACTCTCGATGACCATGAGCATCAGAAAGGATGGTTGGGATACCAGCAGAGATTGCTTGTAATGGCATCAATCCAAACCCTTCGCCACGGGACACTGAGATAAATCCGTGCATCGTACAAATCAGGTCACGTTCCTCTTCTACAGTCAGCCATTCACGATGGACTATCACGTTCGGGTATTCCAAGTCTTTAGGTGCAAACAGATGCGGCGGCACAATCTTGATATGTAACTCTGCATCAGATAACTGCAACTTGTTAAACACTTCCAATACAACATCCATACCTTTGCGATACCACTCTGAACCGCCACACATGATACGGAACTTGCCATCAGGTTTATCCTGTGACGGACACCACATGGTGCGGTCAACACCCAACGGAATCATATGCACATCATCATGGAATTGTGAGAACAGTTCCCAGTTATGCAACGAAGGGACAATCACCTTACTGAAGTTTTGTAGATATTCAGAGAACTCTGGTGGCAGCCAGTTTGTTTCCCACATAGTCAACAGATGCGGTACCTGCGTGCGCTGCCAGCCTTTAATCAGGTTCGGTCTTAAAGCAAATAACACATGTTCGGCATCTTCTGCAAGTGTTACCTTTTCCGATAACGCATTGCGTAACCCGACAACCATTTTGCCGTAACCCACTTTTTCGATGTTGACACCAACAAGATTTAAATAGTTGGAAGAATCCCTGTTTCCACTTGCCATCCTTCTTGTGCTCTTTTCTCTACCTCGGCAGCACCGTCAATCTTCTTCGGTTGTAAACCATCCTTGCGAAGACGTTTGTATGCTGGCATATCTTTGTTCCAACCACGTTCGGTTGTATTGATTTCTGCCACCCTAGTCCCGCGAGTGGTAGTGGTGTTGACACCCATGCGTACCCCTGCAACACGGCAACCAAAGCATCCCTCTACGTCGAGGCTCGGATGTGTTTCTTGATGTTTCACGAAATGTATGCCCCGTATCCTGCTGCGGTTAATGATGCTGCTTCGGCGTCAGTTATTGTAATGTCATGTCCACCGTAATAGGTTTTGGATACAACATCAAATGTTGAAGGCTGGTTATCTGTGTATGACCCATCTGTTAAAAGATAGATGTTGCGACCTCTGGCAGATGCTTTGATGTGTCCACCTAAACGGTTGGCAATGCGTTCCTCTTTGGAAAGTTGTCCTTGGTTATAAACACTGGAGATGATTACTGGTACAACAAAGTTGTCGGTTGGTGGTTTAAATGTTGCCATCAGGTTATGCTCGCTCCGTATCCCGCTGCTGTAAGTTCTGCTATTTCGGTATCATCTAAGAAGTTATCATGTCCACCGTAGTACACCTTGACTATGCGTTCAGGCATCCGTGGGTCAGTTGTTTGGTATGTGCCATCGGTAAGTTTAAACAGGTTGTATTGGCGTATACCTTGTGGCATGAAAGAGAACAGTCGGTCGGCGTTGGATTCTCCGAGGCGTTCAGCAAACGCATAGGTGCTGGTTGTTGGCACACGGAAGATGTGGGATTTCATCCATATAGCAAATGTATCTACTGACTGCCCTGTACCTGTGGCTGTTCTAACAGAAACTCTCGCACCAACCATAGTCGATGTCCCCGATGCTGAACCAGACGCTGTACGGATAGCCGTGATGTAGGCAATACCTGATGACGTTCCTGTGCATGCGCCCGTGCTAGTTCTAATAACAACATGGAGTGTGATGTTACTAGAGGTTCCTTGTCCCGATGCTGTTGCTGTACGAAGTTTGGTTATGACTCTCGTAACAGCAGATGAGCCCGTGCCTGCCGATGCTGTGCCAACACGAATAACTGTGAGCAATTTGACAGCAGTACTTGTCCCTGCGCCCGACCCTGTAGCGGTGCGTACACGGCTAACAACTTGAACAACGCTACTGGTTCCTGTGCCTGAGCCTGTGGCGGTGCGTGGAGCAACATGCAGTCCGATAGCAACACTGTCTGCGGTGGCATTACCTGAACCTGATGCGGTGCGAGGACTTACGTGAACACCCGTAGCCGAAGATGTGCCTGCGCCTAAACCCGTAGCGGTGCGTGGTGCAACATGCAAACCCGTAGTGGTAGATGAACCAGTACCACTGCCTGTGGCGGTACGAATACCAATAACAATCCGTGTAGCAGTACCCGACCCTAATCCACTACCAGACGCACTACGAATCCGTGTGACGAGATGAACCGAAGAAGATGACCCAATACCGCTACCTGTGGCTGTAGACGACTTAAATTTGAAACCTGATGCGCTACCCGTACCTGTGCCACTACCTGTAGCCGTGCGTGTGGCATTAACATACCCATACCTATAGAACGGGTGAGTGTTCTTAAACGGTTCAACGAACCCCGTAACCGACGTAATAGCCACTAGGGGCTACCTACCTAGTCGAGCGACAGAGTAAGCGAAGTGATTTGAAAAGTGTCACCAGCAGTCACAGCAGCAGAAGTAGACAAAGCACCAGACCACAACGGATTACCAGCAGTAGAGGCATCCCATAAAGACCAATACGAATATGTTTCAGTAGATGAAACAGAAGTCCACGAAATAGTTGCTGAAGTAGCAATAGCACCAGAAGCAGCAGCAGACCAAGCAGCAGACTGACGACTTGTATTCGCTGCAGCGTTTGCAGTGCAATCCTCACCAGGGTCACCAATATGCAACTTCACATAAGTGGTGGTTGGCATAGTCCACGCAGTCTTACCCGTCGTGTGCTCCAAAATCTTTAATTCTGCATAGTTCGAAATAGACATATAAACCTTTCGTTCAACATACTATACCAAAAGCAAAAGCCCCCCGCCGAAGCAGGGGGCTAAAGCCACATCTATCTAATTAGACGTTAGTTGCAATTGAGGAAGAAGACTCAATGCGACGGAGGCTTGCCTCACGGAAGCGACCGTAGCCACCAAGCCAATACCAACCCAATGGCTGCAAACGCATGAGAAGGTCGGTCACGTTACCGCGAACAATCTTCGGCACGCTGCCGTTACCATCTTGTGCTGAGTATGCCTTGGCAAGAGCCTGACGACCCATGATGTAAGTGTCATAAACATCGACTGCACCAGTTGTGCTGGTACCGTTCGAAGCGT